CACCGCTAGGGTCGCACATTTGGCGATTTTATCGGTAGAAGCCGGTCTAAACTTTCGTTTATACCAGTCAGGCATTCCTATCTCACGATATCTCTGTTTCCATCCATGCTTATTAGCAAAGCAAGTACGTAAGTACTTAATTGGATGATTAGAGATACGCACTATTCCCGATTGCAAATTCGGGTCAGGCATGGACTCTGAATCGTCCATTGCCATGTGCTCAAAATAGGAACTCAGCTTCGCGTCATCATTCTTGATTGGACGCGCCGTTGTACCTATAGTTGCATATTGAGCAACATAGTACACGGATGGAATATCTAAGTGATTAGTTATCCCATTCTTTATGGCCTCTTTCTCGAACCTTCGGCGAACCTTCTTAGGAAGGTGGGACCATGGTATAGCTATACCAGTCGCTCTTTGATAATCAAAGAGATTCCCATAGCCTATGGCACTCTGGTCAGATGTATGGAAAGGAAGATGATTCTTTACGAATGTCTTCCCAGCAAACTCAACAAGGAGTTTGTCATACGACTTATGGAGCGACAGAGGAATTCCTCTATTGGTCAGTTCTCTTATATAAGCTTTTCGAAGCTTTTTAGTGAACACCAACAAGTCGTCTCCCAGAATGCAGTATGGACTATGTCCATACCCCAACGAGAAAGCGAGAGACTCACAAAACAAATTATGAGTGAGGGCAAGTACCCTAAAAGAGGGTAAACAGCCCAGAGGTTGTCCGACATCCCACTTAGACAAGTAGGGACCGTTCAGCCAATCTGCTCGTGATACCTGTACAAACAGGTTCCAGCTGTCATTCAGAACAGCTGGGAGTCTCTTCCCATAAAGCTTTTCCCAGATATCTATACCCCATTGAAAGGGTAAGTTATCGGTAGCCTGAGATAAATCTACTGAACCGACATACAAATTGTCATTTGTTACTCGGTTAGTCACCTTTACATCCATCTTTTCTTGGTTGAAAGTACAATCATGAGGTAATCGTCTCAAGATTGTATCCAAGAAATCCGCGCACGGAGCCATTCCCATTTGCAAGAACCGATTAGGTACTGCAATGGGTCTCCGCTTCACAGTCCCTTTCTTAGGAATGTGATGGATTTGGCCCACGAACAGGCCATCCAGCTTGGACATTTGGATGTGAGGAGCCTTCAAGGGACTGGACTTCCATTCTCTCATGAGTTTGAAAGTCTCAGGCTCTAATCCCATTTGAACCACACGAAGTGATTCAGGAGTTAGAGTGATTCCTCCCTCATAATTCATAATGAGGTGAAGTCTCCATAAGTCCTGCTCCAGAGACTCACTCTGAACATCTTCAGAGCTAATGTCAAAATCGACATACATCTCAGGGAGCGGTTGCGCACTTTCCAGTGACGCAGTGACTAGCTCATTTATCGCAGGTCCACGATTAGGACCAGTTCTATACTGGCCTAGGGAACCAACGCGAAACTTCCAAGTACTCCAATACTCAGTATACTCTGAGTACGTATGCCATTGTGCATACTTGGAAAGAAAGCTAAGGCAGTGATAGCCATAATTTGAGAATTCTCTCAAAAGATGCTTTCCGCCAGGGTCTGTTGCAAAATTATGCATCATGAGAACATACGTACAATGCGTAAATTCTCCTGCCCTGAGTCTCTTTCTAAAGACACGATAAGCTTTCTTACTTAACATGGGTAGACGTATCAAGTCTAACCACGCCGTTAAGTATTTGGGAGTAGTAGTATTCACCACTTTTGAGCGACTCTTTAAGTAAGAGTCTTCAGCGGCTGCTGACGATTCAACAGAAACAAGTGGTTCATTCAAACCACAATAAAGTTTCAGAAAGTTGAATACATCTCGAGGCTGACTATCTGCATAAGCAAATAGTGTTTTCAGCCACCCATTCTTACGAAGGGGCATTTTCGACATGTAGTATGACATTTTAAGATGTCTACTTGGGTCAGCCCGATAAGCAAGCAATACCTCTCGAACGGTTTTAAATACGTCGGAGGCGTAAGCTAAGCCATTGTGCTTTGCAAGCCAACGATATTTCGAGGTCAAATAGCGCTTAAACGCTTTCCTCATCCGTATCGAAGACAGAATAACGGTATTCACTTTAGGTTGAGTATTATTCATATTCAATCTCCTTTGTGCTTATGGTTACAATGTAACGCACTGCGCTGAGGCCAGTGAAAACAGTCTAACTGTCATGCCTGCATCCGGTGAAACATGTGTAAGCATGCTCCTCCTTCTGCACGAAGGAATAGTATGTACTAACATGGATACTAATCACAATGATGTGAATAGTATGATACTTAG